CTCCAACCAAAAAATTGAATCAGGGCTTTGAGCCACTTCAGATGTAGTAAAATATTTTGACATTAACTTGCATGAACTCCCCAAATAATACCGTACACCTGGGTACCAGCCCCAGATGCAATAGCAGATATTTTGGTTCGGGCATCTATAGGCCAATTAGTTGTTATGGATTCCCCTGTTTTCAAGAGGATTCCTGTGGAGGTTGCACCCGCAGCCGTAGCATCCGTGTCTATACCTATATTAACTGTTTGGCTTCCGTGCCCATTCTTTAAACTAAACCCACGTACCGCTGAAATTCCTGGCCTACGCTTGGATTCAGATAAATGGGCAGTGCCCAACCATTCATAATTGACTCCTTGGGCACCATCTACATAATCACTTAGGTTCCCATCTCTACGTTGTTCTATCATAATCTTATCTACATAGAAATCTATGTTGTGCTGTGTAACGGTAGTGACAGCTACTCTATAGGTGGCTGCTACACGTTCAGCAATTTCATACTTAATAGAGATACGAGCAAAAGATGTTGTTAAGCTATGAGTAGCACTGGCAGCTAACTCAACCCCATCAGCATCTTGAATCGAAATCTTTACATCCCCTGACGCAGAAGCCCCCCTAACTTCACAATTCGCCACAATGAATGTACCTTCAGTATGCCCTGCAAACTTATCACTCCAATAGAATCCTTCCCCAACTGCTTCGTTAGCAGGATTTACCAAAAGGGAATTGCTGCCTGTGGCAGCTTGGGCACTACTTTGTGAAATTGCGGAGCCTGAGACAGTAAATTCTGATATTGTGGCGTGTTCAATAGAGGGGTTCTTTACAAGGTTGACAGCTGGCTCTCCCCGTGCTACAGTTAATAAATCAACTGCGGTAGTACCAACGGTAATGTCAATCGGGACATACTTAGTCCATAGATGTACACTACTTCTAGTACTGGGGTCTATTTCCCATTCAGGCCAGTTCTCTGGAAAATGTTCTGAAGTTGGCATATAATCTCCTAATCAGCTGAGAACCAGTTCATTATACCAATAAGGCTACCCAGCACTATTGCTGAATGGGTAAATAGTACACCCATCACAAACAAGGCTGATTTAGCCCCATACATACGAGTTCTCCAATGCTTTATTTCATCGAGTTCATCATTAAGTTTCTCTAAACTATTGCAAATCGTCGCGTTTAATTGAGTTTGTCCTTCTATATACCTATCTAATCTCTCTGTATAGACCGCTAAGTTTACTTCAATAGAGGTATCATTGGGTACAGGCATAGGACATACTATCTACCAAATACTAAGACACGAACAGCAACTGCTGATACGTTAGTAGTATTAGCAACTTCATCCAAGATGGCACCGTCTGCACCAGCTTCATACAAAGCAATTTTAGAGTTAGTATAATCATACTGGGCCACGTAACCACTGTTTTCCATTGACAACAACACGATATGAATGGATTCCAATCCCAAGGTTGCCGCCGTTAGAGCCTCACCACCCGTAACATAGCTGCTATCAAAAGTGGCAGTCTTAATGACATATTTATTGTTTCCAGGGACACCTGACATATCTGAAGCGTTGCCTGGAACTGTTATTGCAAGAGCCATAGTTTATCCTCCTTAAATAGAACAAAAAATGGGGGAGAGCAGTTTGGAGTCTACTCCCCCCCAAGAAAGCCTTAGACGCTTAGGTCACAGATTTTAGCCTGAACAAAGAAGTTCTTGCAGCGCAACTCACCAAGAGTGTACAGCAAGCCCCTGACAACAAGGCTGTTAGCAGCGAAGTAGTCACGGTTTTCAATGTACTGGGTAGGCTGGGCAATTGACATCTCAAGATAGTCAGTGTCCAGTACGTAAACGTTAGTACCCAGAATTGCACCAGCGGAGCTTACGCTCTTCGGCACATCGGCATCAGGTAGGATGGGGATACCCATATAGGTAGCCAAAACCAATCCAGTACGAGTACCAGGGAATGTACGCTCAGAGCCTACACCAACCTGATATTCTTCCTGTCCCATATAGCGTTGCTGGGAATTGAGCAGTCTTTCCAATTTGAAGTACTGGTCATGTCCCATGAGAATCAGCTTAGGTTCGCCACCATTTTCCCGAATCTTCTGGATACAAGTATCAATTAGATTAAGGGAAAGGTCACGGCCTACACCAGCGTTGTGGCTGACGTTAGCAGCAGCGTTCCAACCACCAGCAGTACGAGCAGCCAACGTTAGGTCAAAAGCCCTAGCGTTACCAGCCAAACCACCAGAAGCAGCCCCGTCTTCAGCTACGATATCATCCAAGCTGGTGAACCCAGCGCGGGAATATACGTAAGCCAAGTCACCAGCAGCCCAGGCAGGGCTAGAGGTATCGACGGTTACAGTAGCAACGTTATGGGCAGTACTTGAAGCACCACCAACTGTGACACCAGAGGTAAGGTCATGAGCAGTTTGGTCACCGTCGTAACGGGCAATCTCATCACCTATATGGAAGTTATTAGCAATCGCAGAACTGCCGAAAACAACAGTAGTACCACTACCACCAGTGGCCCTCGCAGCAGCCAAGGACAACAGTTCAAAGTTGACCTCTTTCATGTGGTCTAGCTGGGCGTTCTCATTCTCCAACGCCAGCACGTCACCGACACCACCTTCTAGTTGGGCAGTGAAGACTGACTTGACCGATGCACCGAAGGTTGTAGCAACGATTCGGGGCAAGCTGGAAACCGTCTGGATAGCAGAAATATCTACTGTCGGGAGGTTACCAGTTTCTAGGATAGGCGCACTGCGGTTCGCACCACGGTCAGACCGAATCCTCCAACCAGCTGTATTACCCCACACGGTACGTGGGATAGCATTAAAAAACCTAGTTTGGTTGTTTAGAGCTTGCCAGACCTTCCGTCCATACGTGGTATTAAAAATACCAGTAGCGGTATCAACCGTGAACGGAACGCCGATTCCAGCACTGGCTTTCTTCATGAAGCCTGCACCGAAAACACTCTGATACAACCCTCTTTGGGACTGAGCAATATACTCAGCAAGGGATGGATTAGACATAATTTATCTCCTTAATCTTTTGTTTCAAATTATCCTATAAGTTCTTGTGGAACGCCGTCCGTTTCACCACTCTCGATAGTTTCCTGCAACCGACGCAAATCCTGATAGGACAATTGCATCATTTGGTCAACAGTATCTAAACCAGCAGATTCCTTCTGGATGACAGTAGTCCCATCTGTACCCATGCTATCTTCATAGCGGATAACGGTAGGACGGGTGAGAGAAGTCTCTTCACGGAAGCCCATCTTTCGTAGACGGCCTTCGGTTTCTTGCTGAACAGCCTTTCGCATATCTGTAGACTCATTCAACATAGACTTCAATTGTTTAATCTGCTTCTGCATATTCTCTAATACTGGGTACTGTGCAGCGTTCTCAAGTTCCTCATCGTCCATGCCATATCCTTCCTCGTCAACATCTTCTTCGTCTTCTTCTCCATTCTCTTCCATTGCATCTTCGTCTTCAGCCTTAGCCCACTCGTTTTTCAACAAATTAAGCTGCTTTTGCATAGCTTGCAGCGTAGCTTGCTGTTCAGGCAACTTACTTACAACAGTAACTGCCTTTTCAGAGTCATCATGGCCCTTTGCTACCGATGCAGCCTTGCGTTCTTTCGCAGAGCCATCTTTGTCCATGTCAGGCATACCTTGGTCAGCTTTAATCAAGCCGTATACTTCTCCAGCAACTGCTTTAATGATTTCTTGCTTCTCAAAAGCATCCTCTTCGTCAGCCAGTTCCATGTCTTCAAACTCTTCCTGTTTACTTATACGGGAGTCCATTTTGTGCAAGACCTCCGCAACAGCAGCAAGAGCAAGATTAGAGCCTTCTATCTGTTTCTCCAACCTTTGTACAATGTCATTATCTTGTGCCATGTGCATCCTCCTTCCTAGTTCAGAAAGTTGGTCTAAGCCACCTCCGACTTCCCGACAAATAAATAAATGTAGTACGAATTTCGTACTAATATATTATACTATGATTCCTGAATTATTTTGATTTTTATAGTATAATTATCTCAAGC